GATACCTTGGTGCTAGATACACAATTGCTGGTACTTTTAACGCTGGTAAAGTTACTGCTGATATAGTAGAAACAATCGGTGACGGTAGAAAGTTCTATGCTTCTGGCTTTACCGTAGCTTAAAATTAAGAATGACTTATGCCTATTTACAAAGCTAAAATCAAGTGTTTCGTTGGTCAATCATTACGAGAAATTGGCGAAGAATTTGAGTATAACGGAGAATTTTGCAAGCATCTTGAATTAATTAGTGGTTCTGAACCTCAAACACCTGTAGCGTCTACTACACCTGTGGAAGCTGAAGTAAAGACTACTAATTTAGAATTGATGACTAAAGCAGAACTTGAAGTTTATGGTCGATCTATCGGTATTGAACTTGATAGAAGACAAACAAAAGATACTTTAATTAAACAACTTGAAGCAGCTAATAAATAGGTTAAGTCTTCTTATTTATTTACAAGGGGGCTAGTGGTAATACTACTGACCTCCTATTTTTTTAGGAGATGTAATGGCAACTGAAATAGATATTTGCAACCTTGCCTTGGCATATTTAGGTGATGATGCAACTATTGCTTCGATAAAACCACCAGAAGGATCTGCACAAGCGGAACACGCTGCAAGATTTTATCCTATAGCAAGAAACACTTTATTAGAATCACACACTTGGAATTTTGCTGCAAAACGTGCAAGTCTAGCAACTACAACAAATACCCTTACTCAATGGGAATATGCATATGTAGCACCTGCTGACATGATGACACCTGTTGCAATAATATCTCCAACAGCACAAAACGACTATGCTACAAGAATGTCATCTGGCGATACACCCGGTGGTATTACATCTAATTATTCTCCGACAATAGCAGCAGGTCAATATACACCACAACAATTTGCAGTAGAAGGAATTTATATTTATAGCAATCAAGAAAATGCAATGTTGCGATATCAATCATTAGTAACTGATTCAACACAATTTTCGCCATTATTTATTGTTACTTTGTCTTGGCATTTAGCGTCTATGTTGGCAGGGCCAATGATAAAAGGTGATCAAGGTATGGCACAAGCAAAAAGATGTACTGAGATGATGCGTAATTATTTGGCAAGTGCAAAACAACAAGACAATTCACATAGAGATATAACGGTAGAACATATTGTACCTTGGACATCTGGGAGGTAATTAATGCCAAATACAAGAACTTTTCTTAAATCATTTTCTAGTGGTGAAATATCACCAGAAATGGCAGGTCGTATTGATGACAGTAAATATCAACAAGGTGCAGCTACAATGCGTAATTTTATTGCACAACCACAAGGGCCAGCAGAAAATAGACCGGGATTATTTTTTGTAAAAGAAGTAAAAGATTCTACAAAACAAACCAGATTAATACCTTTTAGATTTAACGTGTCGCAGACAATGGTTATAGAAATGGGTAATGAATATTTTAGATTTCATACGTTAGGTGCAACTTTACAATATACAGATGGGTCAGCATGGAGCAGTAGTACTAATTATTCTATAGGTGATATAGCAAAACATAACAACGTAAATTATTACGCAAAAACAGCACATTCAAACAGCACACCACCAAACTCTACAAACTGGTATGCTTTGCCATCTGACATGACATATGAAGTACCGTCACCATATTTAGAAGCAGAATTATTTGCTATAAAATTTGTACAATCTTCTGACGTAATGACGTTAGTACATCCAAATCATGAGCCAGCAGAACTAAGAAGATATGGTGCTACTAATTGGCAATTTATTAACATAGATTTTACCGCAACAATATCTGCACCAACTATTGCGTCTGTAGTTGCATATGTACCCTCTTCCGCAAGCGTTAACGCTGATACAAATGAAGATCATACATATGTTGTTACAGCAGTAGCAAGCGATGGTATTAGAGAAAGTGTTCAATCAAGTGAATCAACTGTATCTAACAATATTTTTGTTACTGGAGCAAAAAATACTATTACATGGAACAGAGTAACAGGTGCATTAAGGTACAGAGTTTATAAAGAACAAGGTGGTCTTTTTGGTTTTATTGGTGAAAAAGATCATGACTCGGCAAATAATCCTTCTACTTACAACATTATTGATAATAATATTGCACAAGATTTTTCAGTAACACCACCAAGATACGAGACTACATTTTCTGGTTCTAATAATTTTCCTTCGGCTGTTTCTTATTTTGAACAACGCAGAGTTTTTGCTGGTACTAACAATGAACCACAAACTATATTTATGACTAGATCAGGTACAGAAAGTGATATGTCATTTAAAATACCAATAAGAGATGATGACCGTATTAAATTTAAAGTTGCTGCTCGTGAAGCAAACAGAATAAAACATATTGTACCGTTAACACAATTATTATTTATGACAGAAGCAGCGGAATGGCGAGTTACTTCTGTTAACAGTGATGCAATAACACCTACATCTATAGCGGTAAAGCCACAATCATATATCGGTGCTAATGATTCACAACCTGTAGTTGTTAATAACAGCATGGTATATATAGCAAGTCGTGGTGGTCATGCTAGAGAACTAGGCTATAACTGGCAATCTAATGGTTTTATTACTGGTGATTTATCTATAAGGGCATCACATTTGTTTGATGGTTTAGACGTCACAGATATGACGTTAGCAAAAGCACCGATTCCAATTGTATGGATGATTAGTAGTAATGGAAAATTATTAGGTCTAACATATGTACCAGAACAACAAGTTGGAGCATGGCATCAACATGACACAGACGGTACATTTGAAAGCGTTACAACAGTAGCTGAAGGCAGTGTAGATGCAGCATATTGCATTGTAAAAAGAACTATTGGAGGTGCTACAAAAAGATATGTAGAACGTATGGGTACAAGAAATTATGCAACTCAACGTGATAGTTTTTTTGTAGATTCTGGTTTGACATATAACGGCACAAATTCAAACACAGCACGAACTGTCACTATAACTAGCAGCGGTAATTATACAAAAGGTAGTTCTGTTACTTTAGAATTTCCATCTTCTATACCTGTATTTAAATTTAGTGGTAATGGTCTTACTACAGATTTAAATGATGCAATAGTAATAGTTGATGGTACTGAAACTTATAGATGCGACATTACTGCAATTGCAGATAATCATACTGCAACTGTAAAACTAGATAGAGATTTGCCAAGCAGTTTACAAAATACAGCTATAACGTCTTATGAAATTGCAGAAAGAACATTATTAGGATTAGATCATTTAATAGGCAAAACAGTAAACATATTAGCTGACGGTGCTGTACATCCAACTAGAGTTGTAGATTCTAATGGCGGTATTGTTTTAAACCGTGCATCTAGCGTTACACATATAGGTTTACCTTATGTATGTGATTTACAAACATTGCCATTGGCATTACAAACAGAAGCAGTTGGGCAAGGCCGTGTTAAAAATTTAAATCATGCATGGCTGCGTGTGTTTGAAAGTTCTGGTATATTTGCTGGCCCTAATGCAGATAAATTAACAGAAGCAAAACAACGTACAACAGAACCATATGGATCACCACCAAGTTTAAAAACAGAAGATATTAAAATTATGCTTACACCATCATGGCAAGATTATGGTCAAATATTTATAAGACAAACTGATCCATTACCACTAACAGTTGTAGGCATAACACTAGAAGTATCTATAGGTGGATAGTGTGACCGTAAACAGATAAACTGTTTGTATAGTATAAAAATAAGAAGGTGTTGTACTTATGGCAATAAACTGGCAAAGTTGGGATACTGTAGGCGGAATAATGTCGATAGGTGGCACTGTAACAGGTCTTATTGGTAATATTGCAGCATCAAATAGACAAAAATACGAAGCAGAAAGTGCAGGGCTAACTCTTGAACATCAAGAAGACATGGCAGCAATTAATGCTGATATGTTAGAGATGGAAGCACAACAAGTATTTCGAGCATATAACAGGCAGATAATGACTAAAACAATGGCTGCTGGTTTAAAGACAGGTACTCTTAAGACAAGTTTTGCTGCAAGAGGTGTACAACTTGGTTACGGTAGTGTTGCTAATGTTTTTGCATCTGACGCTGTAATGAAAGAGTTAGACAAAATAACAATGAATAGCAATAGAGTAAGGGCTGCAAACCAGATGAGAACAAGAGGAGTACAGGCTGATATTAGGTCAGATATGTTAGGTGTATCAGCTAGTAATATGTTTGCTACTGCATCAACCGTCAGTCCATTTTTAAATATGACAAGCACCTTAATGTCAGGTGTTGGTGATTTTGCAAAAAACGATGGTTACGGTTTAATTGATTTAGGTTAATTATGGCAACAGTACCTGTCCAACTAACACCCACAGAACAAATAGACACTGGTGGAACTCCATTATTTTCTGCTACTAATAT